AGTATCATCGGGCGTGCCGAGTAGCATTTCAGGATCACCAAATACGCTATTAGCCATACGCAAGATTGTTGTCTTGCCCGTGCCCGAGTCGGGGTGGATGAAGTTTATTACCGCACCTTTTTGCCCTGTAAACTTTAGTAGGGGCGCGCCAAAACCAGACAGTGCACCAAACGCCTGCACTTCGAGTCCTTCCCTACCATACAACTCAAAGACTTCTTTCCATTTATCTAAAGAACCTTTCGGTTGAAAGTATTGAATCATATTAGCAATAGCGCTAGCGGGGGGGCTATGGTATGTATCCGTAGCTTTTATTTCCCTATCACCCACAATAAACACGCTGTCGTTATCAGCCCATCCAAATTGCGATCTCATAATCTGTGCCTTATTCACATGTTGAAGCTCTCTAATAAAAGCCAACAAGTACTCCGTTATATATTTATGGCGTGTTTCGTTTCCGACTACACCGTACTTAGCTAATTCTTTACGCAACTCACCACGCTCAGTAAGTTTTGTGTTTGACACTACGAATTCTTTCACCCCGTCTTTCGGTAAGTGGTGCTTAAGTACTGCCACGTATCCGGCTATGGGGTCTTCCATTAGCTTAACTATGTACAGGTCATTATCGTATACAAGCTTAGGCTTAGAAGAGTCGTCTTCATCATCACCATCTTCACCTTCCTTGTAGATACCCCCGTTGGCACCACGAAAGTAGCCATTAGGAAGCGTAGGTATCTTATGCTCCTCTACTAGTTCGCCTTCTACAGCAACCGTGACTGTCGAGCTTTTGGCCCTTGCGATTACACGGCCTAGCGATATAGGACTTTTAATTTTATCTCTATGCGGGCAACCCTCACACCCGCCGGGGTTATTTATTTCAAACTCCGCACAACTGTGCGGTCCTTTTATCCCCACTACTTTCTTCTCGACTAATCCGTAGTCATAGTCTGGGTGACCTTCAGACAACTTATGTATCGCAGTGTCTCGGTCAGAGCAAAACTTAGCGATAGAAAGAGCATCGAACCACCTAGGTTCTACGAGGGTAGCCCTTTCGGTGTAGCAGGCTGCGAGTTGATTGCACCCTTCTCCCTTACCAGTCAACTGCATGATCTTAGAGAACACGGAGTCATTGTTTTGCATTAACGACTTACCCATAGCAGACATCTCGCGCCTAGGCTTAATCGTTTCCCCTTGCGATACACCGACAATATCTCGGATAACACCAAAGGGTATTGGGTCTACTACCGATATTAACTTTACGGGCTTCGGTTCTACCCCGTCAGCGTCTCCTTTAAAGTTAAAAGAGTTAAGTGGACGTAGCACCCTAGCAGACTCAAACACTTTAGTGTCTATATAGAAATTCTTATCTATGCAGAGCTGCCTAAGTCTTTTAACTACCGGTGTCCACTCATCCCTAGGCACGTCTTCAGCCAAAGGCCAGTAAGCGTGCAGCCCGTTGCCTGAATTAACCAACATAGGCTTTGGTAGTCCGACCTCTAAACAAAACTTTTGTAGTGCTTTTAATCCGTCTTGTTGTGTTTCGTAACCACTTGGCCTGCCAGTTTTTTCATCAGCAAAGGACTTGTTCGGTCCGCAGTCTATGTCTAGCCAGTATGACTTGAGAGACTCGACGTTATCTTGTGTACGGCTTTTACCAGTTTCAAACTTTGCCAAAGCAAAGAATACGCACCATCTATCTGCTACATATTTTTCTATCTCAGCGTCTAATTCCTCTCTGGTTTCCACCATAAACTGACGCGTAGTAGTCTTATCTTTGACCGCAAGAAAACCGTACCACCCACCCGCAGGGCGTACTAGGTCTATGAGGTCTGCGTTTTCCATTAAGCTATCGCTCCAACTTTGCTATGAATTTTTCTATCTTCACTGCTACTGGGGCTTTAGGGTTGGAAACTCCCGCAAACCAATTATAGACGGCTTGACGGCTGACATTTAATTTCTCCGCCACTTCGGCAACGGGCACATCATGTTCGATGCACACCGCGCCAAAGTAAACGCCAAGAAGTTTTTTGTCGGCAGCCTTATTTAACTCTATAAGTTTTAGGCTATATCCGTAACTCATTAGGCGTCTTCACCTCCCCACTCGTCGATAATAGAAGCTAAAGGGTCTTCGGTATCAACTACAGGGGCTTCTTCTTTTTTCTTAGTCCGCTTTACCGGTTCCGTTACTTCTTCCTCTTCAGGTTCTTCGGAACGCGTAACTACAGGCGCAGGCTTATCTAGTTTTGGAGCTTTACTCACTCCATCAGCCTGAGCAGCAGTGAGCTTAGTGTACATATCAGTTTCGGGACGTTCTTGTGCCGCTAGAATTAATTCATACTCGGCATCGCTAACCTCGCGTACTGGAGAGAATACTAACTCCATAGTCTCTGCGTTGCTGTCGAAGCTTATGTTAGTTACAACTAGGTCAGGCGACATGTTGTTGTTCACGAGAAACTTAACGTAGCTTTCGAACGGGTGAATGTTGCCAGTGCCTTTGCCGAATAAAGACTTAGCTGGGATGTTAAACTGGTACACTGTGCCAGACTCATCACCCTCAAGCAGTAAAGAAACCCGACGTTGGTATCGGCAAGCTTTACCGCCGTTCTCACCAGAGCCTTTTATATTTTTCGGGCAATCCGCACAGTTGCTATGCTGCGGGTCGAGTGCACCTGCTTCAGGCTTGTCGCCGTTATTTGACCAACAGTTAGGAAGTGTAGCTTCCTTGTTCGGATCAAACTTTTCCTTGTAGAAGATGCGAGATACGTTAGTAAGCATACCCACAACAATAGCGTTAAACTCTCCACGGATAGCGTTACCTACTTGCTCTCCGTTAACCATCTTCTTAAATGTACCGTTAATGTTAGCCTGAATGCGGCGGGTGCTGCTCGAAGAACTAGTAGCAATTTTCTGTGCCAAGGCGCTTTGTCGGCGTTCTGTAGAGACGCCTGTCTGATTAGTGAATATTGAAACGTCATTATTCATTATAAGATTTCCTATTTCTTAGTTGGTTTTCGTACAGAGACAGCATACTTACGGTCTGATTGTAGTCCGATAGGTAGTGCGTCTGGGTTTTCTTCGAGAAACTCCTTCATGTTTGTGTTATGAATTCGTTTCTCTAGTAGATGATAAGCATCGTTTTCTGCGATGAACTTATACATTTGGTCCCAATCGCTAGTCCAGTAAGCGGAATAAATCCTACGGGTCAGCGTACCAAAGGGAGTCTTTATGCTATCTATGTCTTCTTTCGAGCATAGGTCTAGCATGTTGGCACTAAGCAGTGCTTGTTTCTCTTTGAGAACTTTTATCTCGTCTTCTTTTTCTTGGATGGCGGAGCGTATCTTTATGTACGCGGCTACCATCTTTCCTGCGGTGGTGTTTTCCATTGCCCCTTCCTTTTTCTATGAGGGATAGGGAGCATAACATTTGTATAGACAATGTCAACAGTTATTCTATTTCTTTTCTATACAACTCTACAATTTTATTGTGGTCGAGGACTTTGTTTTTTAGCATGCTATATATCTTCGCTTCGACTTCACTGCCCTGTATATGCACAATAGTCATACTGTGTTTTTGACCGGGCCTGTCTATACGCGCATTAGCTTGCAGGTAAGTCTCGACGCTAGTTACTGGGGCGTACCATATTATTGTGTCCGCTGCGGTAAGCGTTAGCCCGTGTGATGCAGCTTGTGGTTGTATGATAAGCACCTGTGGGTCTGGCTTTGTTTGGAAGTCTTGGAATATTTTACTGCGGTTATTCAACGTCACCTTACCAGATATAATTTCCGCCGGTACTTTGTTCTTATCTAAGAAATCTTTTAGCAGGTCTATCGTGTGCGTGAAGGGAACAAAAACTAATACTTTATGCGGAGCTTCGTTGATAACTTCAAGTACTACATTAAGTCTGTTCTTCACATCAAACTGCACTACTTCCCTATCGTCCGAGTAGACCGCACCGCCTGATATTTGCAGTAGCTTGTTTAGGTTTGTAGCTGCGTTAACCGAAGTTATTTGCTCCCCCGCTGCCTGCATAGTCATTTGTTTTTTAAGGAGTTTATAATACTTCTCTTGCTGAGGAGTAAGCGGAGCTTCCCTGTCCACGGCTAACACTTCGGGCAAGTCTAAGCATTGGTCTTTCTCAAACCTAATAGCCGGTTGCAGTACTTTATGCACGACCTTGTCTGCATTTGGCTTCGGGCGCCAGATGTGCTGCGATACTTTATACATGACTGCATCACGGTAAGGAGTGTAATACTTAGGTACTCGGTGAGGGCTTACTAACTTTGCCAGCCCATAAGCGTCTAGCGGAGATTGCGCCGCAGGTGTGCCGGTAAGCATCCACAACCTGTCTATCTTCTTACACAGGTCGCGCATTGTTTTCCACCGACTAGTCTGCGAGTTCTTGTAGGCGTTAGCCTCATCCACCACGATTAAGTCGAAGTCTGCTTTAAGAATCGTATCCTTTACCACAGCAACACCGTCGAAGTTTATTATTACAAACTCAGACCCTGCGTTAATTATCTTTTCCCTTCTAGCACCAGAGCCATGTGCAACTGAACAACTACGGTGCATAGCAAACTTAAACAAGTCCTCTTGCCAAGCAGACTTCATAATAGAAAGTGGGCATACAACTAGCACTCGTTTTATTAAACCCAACTCCATTAAGTAATCGACCGCCCAGATAACGGACGCTGTCTTACCTGTGCCTGCTTCGTTAAAACAAAACGCTTTTTTATATAGGCTAAGAAAAGAAGCTGTCTCTTTTTGATGGTCGAATGGAGTTAGCTTACCCGTCCATTCAT